TAATCCGGTAAATCTAAACGTCCACGAAGCCTAGCCAGTGGATAAGAGTAAATGGGGATACTCAAGGGTTGAAGAACTCTTAAAAAATTTATATACTTTTATATAGATTTACTACCCAGATGCAGAAATTATACAAGAAATAAAAAAAATATATGATGAATGCGATAAATATAATGATAATGATGACAACCATGCTAAATATACCAAAAAAAACAAATGGAAATGCCATAAAAAAAAAGATCATCATAATCATTGTCATGAGCCAATAAAGAAAGAAAAAAATAATATCAGCGTAATAAATTTAGCATCTAACATTTTAAATTTGGCACCAATACGAGATCCAAATTTGGTCAATTCTTGGGGTATAATAATCATTGACAAAGTAATTTGGATTGCTAATGGGAAAACTAGTACAATATCATCATATGATTTCGCTGGTAATAAATTATTCGCTATTGGTGTGGAACATAGGTTCCAGCCTTGTTCAACCTGCGCATTGGGCGACAAGGTGGAACATAGTGTAAGGCCTGATGCCGAGCCATTAAATCCTACTGGTATTGTTCATAATTCTAGCAATTTATTTAAATTTATTGCGTTGCCTGGACAAACTGCATTACCTGCTATTTTTTTGGTTGCTACTGAAAATGGTACAGTTAATGCATACAATCCGTTGATTAGTTCAACTAATGCGATAACAGTTATTGATAATATTGGATATGCCTCATACAAAGGCTTAACCATTGCTGATGATAAATTATTTTTGGCAGATTTCGGTGCTAACAAAATAGTTGCATTTGATGGTAATTTTGCGCCGGTGTTTTTGCCGTTTGATACATTTAGCGATCCCACATTACCAATCGGATTTTCTCCTTTTAATATTTGTTTCTTGAATGGATTTCTCTATGTTACATATGCTTTGAAAAATCAACGTAGTCCAAAACATGATATACCAGGACCAGGAAACGGTTTCGTAAGTATTTTCAAAACCGATGGTACATTTGTTAGAAGATTTATTACTCAAGGTCATCACAATTCACCATGGGGCATTATTTTAGCGCCCCCATTTTTAGGATTTAAACATGGGGCATTGTTGGTTGGTAATTCTGGTGACGGAAAAATAAATGTATATGACGAAAATGGTCAATTTATTACGAATCTGAAAGATTGCGGCAACAACAATATTATTATTGAAGGTTTAAAAGGTTTAGCATTCGATCATACTTGTATTGATGGTTTAGATAAAACAATTTTCTTTGCATCTGGACCTAATAATGAATCTGGTTTATTTGGAAAGTTAGTATAAGCCGCATTAATAAATAATTTTTATTCAATTTAAAAATTATTTATTGCTGAATATCTAATCAAATAATGAATACTTTTTTTGGAATATTATCCATTTTTATTTTTTTTATTCTTAATTTTTCCCTAAATGATTTTTTTGGAGTAGTTTCCGAATTTTTATTATTATTATCAGGTTCCATTTCTCTGCTACTAGATAACAAATTAACAATACTTATGTTATCGAAATACGAATATTTTGTACTTAATCCATCAGTTCCAAATCTTATTGTATAATGATCTTGTTCAACAGAATCAAATGGTTTTGGAAGAACAAATGTATATGATCTATATTTATTATTAACAGGCACATGTGATGTATACCATTTAGAACCAGGTGGTTTAACCCATACATATGTATTAGGATTGTTTGATTTAATATACAATGTCAAAATTACATTTTTCAATCCTGATAAATCCGCTTTTAATTGACCACGACCCGATTTTTTAGTTCGTAAACATTTGGACCCACCATATGGATTATGTTTTGTTACTTGAATATTTGTTTTTAATAAATTATTATTTATTAATTCAAGATTACCTATCCATCCTTTTTGGATTTTATTCTCAAAATAATAATGAATAGAACTAAATTCTTCTGGTATGAGTTCTGGTATGAGTTCTGGTGTTGGTACTGGTACTGATGTTGGTTCTGGTGTTGGTTCTGGTACTGGAGTTGGTATTGGTACTGGTGTAGGTTCCGGCACTGGTACTGGTGTTGGTACTGGTGTAGGTTCCGGCACTGGAATTGGTGTTGGTACTGGTTCTGGTATTGATACTGGTGGTGGATTATTTTTAAGTATATCAGGACGATATAAATGAACCATTTGTCTTATTTTAATTGTTTGGTCGCGTGTAAACATGAACATAGCAATATCATCTGAATAGTCCATATAATTCATGAACATATGACGATACGATTGTGATTCATCAATTGGTTTACTTGTAGGCCAAGTATTTAATGTTTCAAAAGGATTGCCATAAGTTGGTTTGCCTTGTGGCGGCGTGTCCGATATACAATCACCTTTTAATTCTTGTATGTCTTCGCTTGGTGTTCCATCTTTGTAGTCAATATCGCCTCCATCATAGGCGAATGTATCCTGGAATGTATGATACAAACCTAACCAATGGCCAACTTCATGTGTTACTGTTTTGTTTAAATTATATTCAGCAACAACTGCATTTCTTCCAAAAACATCTTTAGAAATAACAACGCCATCAGTTTTCGGCAAGTTATCCCACGGAAATTGCGCATAACCAAGTAATCCATTGTTAAAATCTGAAATCCAAATATTTAAATATTTATTGGGTTCAAATGATGGCGATGCTCCTTTAATATTTTTATCTAATATTGATGTATTGCTACTAGTTTGTGAGGAAACAGGTGTATGCTTAATATCTACTTTGTAAAATTGTATATTACATAAATCCGCGCGCGAAACATAAGATTGATAAGTTTGCTGCAAAGATGAATCGGTATATTTTCCGTTACCATAATCAAAATTTGCGCATTGTTTATTGAAATCTTTATTTAGTGTTTCGATTGTATAATCCGCATCAGCCTCGGATTCTATTTTATTATAATTATTAAAACAAATGTGAAATACTACACCAATATAAATAGTTTTACCGTTATCAGCAATTCTGGCATTTTTAAATGTTCGAAGTAAAGATTTTTTAGTATCTATACTATCATCCCTACAACCACAATTTCTCCTGATCATCTTTATTAATATAGTTATGATTTTATTTTTAATATTTTGAACTATCACATTTGTAAAAAAATTGAATTAAATAATTTTATAAAAGTTGATTACTATTTTTATGGATTAGTATTCATGACAACCAATCTTAAAATTACTATTGATTACCGAGATCTAATTGATGTTCTTAATTTTTTAGATCAAAAAAATATCGAAACACGATTTAATGAAGAAAAACTATTTAGTGATCTCATTCTAAAAAAAAATTTTGATGAGATTGAATTTTTTTTAGACAGGGGCACAAAAGCAGAAGATTTTATAAAATATTGTGATGACGATGATAATGATGTTATAAATTTTTTAATTGAGAAAAATGATGATACTTTTGAAAATCCTGGAATCATGCTTACTAATTTGATATACACAAATAATTTTAGATGCGCTGAACTTCTTTTGGAAAAATATAAAGGCGATATGAAAGAATTTGTTAATTATGACAATGGAAAACCATTAAAATTAGCTACATTGAAAGGTAACGAACAACTTGTTAAATTATTACTTATTTATGGTGCTAAAATTAAAAAATGTATAGTTGATCCAATTGTAGATGCACTGGAGTACCAACATATGAATTTAGTACCAGTTCTTATTGCGGCTGGATCAAAAGTAAAATCAGTTTTGCCAGAACATTTGGAATTATATATGAAACATGGTCGCGATCTGTCAATAAGTTATATTTTATCGGCATTATTGAAAAATGAAATGGATCATTTTGATTGTGCAGATTTAACGAATTGTTTATTAGTATCTGCAAAATATGGTTATGTGGGAGTTTTTAGAGAATTATTATATAGGCAGGATACGATTCCAAAAGAGTTTTATAGACGACTAATGAATTGCACAAATGATAAATTAATAATGCAATCTTTAATGTTTTTTAAACTCAAAAAGAAAAAAGATAAACAAAAAAATAAACAAAAATATGATAGCAATGAAAGTGATAGTGATGACAAAAGTAATAGTAATAGCGAAACTGATAGCGAGGAAGAACACTTTAGTAGAAAAACATATCGTCCAATAAAAATAAATCGCGGTGGTGTCCATTTTAAAGATTAATAAAAAAATAAAAATTGAAAAACGAAACCTATAACGTATCCATATCATACCAATGAGTAATTTTGAACAAAATGTTTAAAAAAATTAGACTTACTAATTTTGAAAAGATAATTTTAGTTGCAGATGTTTCCATTGGTTCTAGAAATTATCATTTAGTACCAACATTTAAAAAATTTGATATAAATTTTAGTAAGTATTGTCCACCAAAAATATTTAACACTATGGATAAATCAAAAAGACTAACACATCATTCAACAATTGAATTGGTATCAATTAACCAAACACGCGATATATTTACCAAGACAAATCCGCTCATTACTGTGCACAAAGAAATTGATGATTTGTATACAATAAAACAGGTTAAAAAATATAGTACCAATAAAAAATTATCTGAGTCATCGGAACATTATGATGATTGGAAAAAAATATCAGAGTCATCGGAACATTATGATGATTGGAAAGATATGTGTATGTTTTTATTGACAACCCCATTTCTCATAGCAGCATGTGTAATGGTTTTTTTTTTTTATTTTTTGCGAGTCTTTTTATTCTGTGTGTACCATTTTGGATCATCGATTTTTTGCATGAAATCATATGTAAAATTTTTGGAAAATAAACAAAAAATTTAATAGTGTCCCAATCTAAGCATATCTGTCAATTATTTATTAAAAATTCTTTTTTAATGAATAATTTTGAACATAATGTTTAAAAAATAAACAAAACTCAACATTATTATTAATAAATTTATTAATAATAATATCGTGACTATAATTAATGGAACTGCTTGACGATAAATTGCATTTATTACGAGATCTAATGGAAAGTAATGCTTGGTTAACCATAAGCGAAAATAATGGTATTGTCACTCAAAAAATATCATTACCTAGAAGTAAAATTGCGTGCTATCGGTCATACGCCATGATAGGCGATAAAATGGATAACATATTAGAATATATTTGGAATGCATATAATAATCATAAGCATATAAAAAATTTTGATCATGACATATCAGGATATCGTGTTATGAATAATGTAAATGAAAACAGTAGAATATGTTACCAAATAAATAATTTAGTATGGCCATTTTGGCCGAGGGATTTTATTTATTTCCAAACAAAAATTATTACTGATACGGAATCTGTTATATTAATGTATTCAACTGATTCAAAAGATATTAGTATCCACAATAGATATGTTAGAACTGCAACTAACATAAGTGCTTTTGTTATCAAAGATTGTGAAATTGGTTGCATGGTATATCGGATCGATCATATTGATTTTGGCGGTATAATTCCATTAGCTACATGTAATCGTTATGATAATAAAACAACAGATTGGATCAAAAAATTAAAAAATATTTATGGATAATTTTGGATCATACTATAAACCGATATAAAAAGATAATAATATATATTATTTGTGGAAAATATAATGTTTTGTCCAGAAAACTATTGTTAATGGTTTTGTGGTCTCATAGTGTAGAAGTTTGCACGAGCGGCTGTCCACCGCTAAGTTCTGGAGCATTACCAGATGAGATCGAGCGCCATTCGTATATGGGTAATACATTTGGTTTCCAACCAAAAAAAATGGGTCCAAGTCCCATATGGCGCACAATTAAATAAGTTAAAACGTATTAGTTCCATAGTATTATTGAAAAATAATATTATGGGCCATTATTTCAGTGGAAGAATAGCAAGTTCGGAACTTGTTGACGAGTGTTCGATTCATTCATGGCCCAAACTAACTTAGTTCAATGGAAGAATATCCGGCTCTGAACCGGAAGATATATGTTCAAACCATATAGTTAGCAAGGGATATTAGTTCAGTGGAAGAATGGCCGGTTTGGAACCGGTTGACCAAGGTTCGATTCCTTGATATCCCACATTTAATTAATTAATTACAATATATTATCATATGTTGTAATTATTAAAATTGAAAATTAATATGCATGTACACCTATATTATTTTGAGAGTGATACTAAAAAATTCATGATAATGAATCAACCAATTATCAATTTATACGATGCAAAGGATCAGGAATTATATGAAATTATTAAAGATTTTATGGATACGACATTTGTAAGATCAGAAGATCCAAATGAAAAAATATCCTTGGATATATTTTATGAAAATTATTGGAATTTTTTTAATGCCAATTATGATGGGAGACTGCATAGTAAAAATGATATTAAAAAAGTATTAATAAAAATGGATGTTTATTTTGCAGATACAAATGGTATTGTTGGTTATAAATTTAAAGATCGAAGTGATGAATTAACCGAGTTGTTATTAGAATTAGAATTGATTTAAAAAAATTGATAATACAATAATTAAAAATTGAAAATTAATACACATGAATCATATGTTCTTTTTATGATATATTAACAATATCATTACAATGAGCCGATCAAAACCAATTATCAATTTGGATGCTATTGATTTGAATAGTTTAACATTGGATGATGATGAAAAAGTATATGCCGAATCTTTTTTACAAAATAAAATTTTATCAAATTCGTTATTGAGAAAATGTGGATTTAGAGAACTACCAGAATACCGAATTGGTATAACTGCTAAGGAAAAATATTATAAGGAGCGTCGTTTGCGATTATATTTAACCAAAATGGCTATTGAAAATTATATTCGTGAAACGGATGAAATGATTCAGTTTATTGAAGAATATAAAGAAAACAGTAACCTACGCGAAATAATTGAAGATTTTATAGATGATGCATTTGTAAATTCGGAAGATCCAAATGAAAAAATATCATTGGATATCCTTTATGAAAGTTATCGATATTTTTCTAGACAAAATTCTGATGAAAAAATCCGTAATAAAAATGATATCAAAAAAATATTAATAAAAATGAATATTTATGATACAGAAACAAATAATATTATTGGTTATAAATTCAGAGTTCATGATAATAATGAATTTGATGATTTGTAATCTGAATTAAATTAAAAAAAAATTGATAATACAACAATCAGTCAATCAATAAAAATTAATTAAACTTATTCATCAATTAATGGATAAATTTAATTTTTTACCAATTGAAATATTAATAACTGTATTTGATTTTTTAAATACAAAAGACTTACTCAATTATCGGATTACTTCCATCGAATCAAAAGATATTTATGAACAAATAATAAAATATGTACCAATACATTGCAATTCAAAAATACGAAATAATCATTTGCGCGCTTTCGCCAATGCGAATATTATTATTTTGAGAGATTGTCCAGCCATAAGTGATGCTGGATTAAAATTTTTATCCAATGCCAAAATTATTAATTTAATTAATTGTGGAAATATTACAGATCGTGGATTACGATATTTAAAAGTGGTTGATAAAATTAGTTTAAACAATTGCAAAAATATAACAAATGATGGAATTAAATTCTTAAGAAATGTTAATTTTCTAGATATTTCTGGGTGTCAAAAAATAACTGGCTGTGGTTTAATTCATTTTAAGAAATGTCCAGTGATAATAATAAATGATTGTACTGGCATAACAAAAAAAGATATCAAAATGTTGACTAATTTGCAATCTGTCAAAATCGAAACCAGAAGTACTCACAAATATTTTTATGAGTTTGGTAAATATGGTTGTGATTTTCAGAAGAAATTTGAAAGAATGGTAGACAATGGATGCAATTTTTGTGACGGAATGCCCAAACCATCATATTGGACTGACGAGGAATATCAATATGTTAACAAATTTTATCTTGATGGGTGCAAAAAACTTATTGATCGAGGTGATGGAGAACATATTGAAAGAGTTTTGCGAAATCGATTAAATATTTATACTGAAAAAGAATATGAATTTATTGATGATGTGATTGCAGGAAATAATCTGGAAAAACACATTGAAAGTGGTATTGATATACATATATTGGGGGAATATGCTTTGATTAAAAGTGCGGAAATCGGTTCATATGAAAATACTAAATTATTATTGGATGCTGGAGCGAATATTCATGCTGGATTATATTATATGTGCGGTTTTGGTGAGGAAGCAGTATTATATAGTGCTATCCGAAATAATAATTTGGAAATAGTAAAATTACTAATTGATTACGGTGCAAATATTCATGCGGATTATGACCAGCCATTATGTTTATCCGTGCTTTTTGGTTTTGATGATATTACCAAATATTTATTGGATAAAGGGGTGGATATTAACATGCGCAATGATGCGGATGTTCCAAAATTAAGTGACGCGACAGTTTTCTATACTTTGTTGCATTATCATTTTTATAATACGTCATCAAATACAAATAAAAGTTTAGCAATGTTAAGATATTTATAAGATGTCATTTTCTTTACTGTATCTAATATTAATTATATTTGATAAGTAAAAAATATCTTATAAAAATTTGGATATTC